CCCACCGGATCCGCTACCACATAAAGCGCAGCCGGATCAGTGGCGCGCCAGGCGAAAATATTCACCACCAGCACACCACCATAGCCGGCATTCAATGCTCGAATTTGGCACCGGGATACCGTGGGATCATTCGTGGTTTCATCGGCCGTGGAAGGGTTCAAAAGCACGTAGCAGACAAGCGGCGCGCGGGGTTGCCAGATCCGGTGTAGGGACCACCGGTACCGGCGATCGGGGGAAAATTCAGCGCCCAGGATCATGGCGGGGCTTTGTCTCCGCGGCGTTGCTGGCCGCCGCCACATTGCCGGCGGTACCTTCGCTGTGGGCAACGATTCGCTGCAGCATGAATACGTGCCAAATCGGGTGCAGGTAGCGATTATGAACGTGTTTTTTCCATTCGTATGCAGCGACGACGGCGCCAGCATCCACGGCCGCCCAGGCCGCGGAAGGTTCAGCCGTGGCACGGCTACCGGTAAAGAACCAACCCACTTCGTGGTGATCGGGGTTAGCCGCAAAAGCGTAGTGCGTGGAAACCGTGTCTGCTGTCCAGGCCGCAGCCATCGTGCCGACTTCGGCCAGAAAAGTTTTGTCCACGGTGGCCGGCCGGGGCTGCGATTTATCGGGCAACAAATCGGAATCAGCCGCAAAACACGGAACAGCCAGCAAAGCGAGTGTGCAATATAACGCACACCGCAAAATTGAAGTGTTCAACCGGTTGCACATTAGAGTTTGCCTTCCTGTTCTATGGCATACGCGGCGTTGCGAAACATCACGGCGGCCACGGGTTGGCCGTTGCGTTCGGCGCGAGCTGCGGCCGCCCGCAATTCCTGCGCCCGTTGATCCTGAAACGCCAACAGCTTCTTTACCTTCCTGCCGGGGTTGGGCATTGCAGTGGTGTTTTCCATGCTTCAAGTGTGGGACTAGGTACCGCCGGCGGCAATGGTACGGAAGCACCTGTCCTGTGGGACAGGTACCCTCATTTGAGCCCGTCACCTTTTCCGAAGTGGTGCATCACGACGCCGCGGACGTACTTCTGCCATTCCCCAAAGTGCCGCGCAACGCGCGGCCGTTTTTGCCCGTCTTTTTCGCGCATCCGGCGCACGCAATCCCGACACAGCCGCGCCGCCACTTGATCCGCCAGGGCCTGGCGCGTGATCACATGCGGCAGGTTCAACCGCTTACGTTTCGCCGTGGTGATCATGAATTTACGACGCATGCCCACGGGCGGCGCCGGCAAGCGGTGATCACGAAAAAAATCCTGCACGAAATTTTCAGCTTGTGCGCGAGTTAGCGGCATTTCACACCCGCCATATACGCCGCCGGCCTAGACCATTTTCGGTGCACCTGGCGCCATGCTAGTGGGTACAGTTTGGTTTCGTCCGGTTGGTAGAGTTGGCAAAACGGCATAAAACCTAATTCGAACACACGTTGAATGCGGCGCTCTGCATCCACCAGGTTTTCGCCATCGTAGCCAATCATTGTGTAACAGCGGCGCTTCCGCAGCGGGATCCCATCCAGAATTTTTGCCGCACGTTCAAGCCACGGCAAATCCGCCGTAACGTCGCAAGCAAACCACAATTCGCCAATCGGGATGGAATCAAACAGTGCGCGGTGCCAATCTTTCAAAAAATGTTTGTCCAGACCACCGTTAAAAAAAATTTTGCGCTTTTGTTGACGCAGCATTTCAAATACGCGGCGGATATGGACTTCTGAACAGGCAAGCAAGTTATTGTCCTGCACTATCCATCCCGGTTTGATAGAAAGTTCCCTGATTTCGCCTTCGTGCGTGGGTACCACACACCAACCACATTTTTTCGAGCACCCGCGGCTAGTGATCACGCAACCCATTTTCAAAAAACGGCCAGGCACAAATTCACCGCCAGGATCCGCGTACGCCGGGCCGCCGATTTTCACATCGTCATAATAGAGTGCCCACGCCCGGGCAAGTCTTTCCGCTTCGCGTTTGTGCCAAGTAAAAGTACAGGACACACGCACCGGTGTTTTGCGATTGCCTGGCCGAAACAATGGCGGATCACCAACGAACGCCAGGGCATCGTCCGGTGTCCACTTGTTTCTGGCGACAAAAACCCGGATCATTTCGGCATCCAGCGTCAAGGCATCCAGTGGAATAAAATCGTTCATTTAGTTAGTTTGCCCTACGGCTGCAGCGCGAGCTGCCGGCGCCGGCGAACGGATCCACCAGGTGGATCCGATGGCAGAGCAGCTCCGGGCGTAGGGGATTTCCGCGGCGCCTTCCCCAAGTAGTAGTTGCGCACCCGTTCCCCTTCGCGCCAACACAGATACACATAGCCACGCTTATTTCGCAAGTGGGCGCGCGCGTACATGGCCCGGCTGTAATACCCATCGTCCTTTTCACTCACACGGACATAGATGGCCGGTTCCAGCATGGGAACACGGGTTGCCCTACGGCCAGCGATCGCCGGTATCCGGCCGTTTTTCTTCGATCGCAGGCGATCGCCAACGATCGTTTTTTTTGTAGGGGATACTTTCACGATGGCATTTGCACGGCGCTGGCGCCGCGGGCTTTGATAATTCGTTCCAGGCGCCGACGCAGCTCCGGGGACGGCGTTTTCCCATTGGGCAGCATCAGCACGGGCAGCACCTGGGCTTCGTGTTCAGCCAACAAGATGGCCAGTTCGATCAGCTCGCGCACGGAATCCCAGCCGCGGTTGTTCACGCCATTAACCGTTTGCGGCGCTTCGAGAATCGCGGCCGCGAACAGAAACCGGAAAGCAGCGTCAAATAACAATTCGTTGCGCAATCCAGGTTTAGGAGTTTGGGACCATGGAACCGGCGCCATGGCGAAGCGTGCCAATGCTCCGGTGATTGTCCAACGCCCCGCCATTTCGTCCCAGGCTTCGCAGCCAATGCCGGCCGCAGTGAAACTGTGGGCTTCTTCAACTTTGGCCAGGTTTTCGCCAGCCTTCAACGGGCCGGCGAGCAGATCCCTGGTGCGGTGTAGCAGTTCTACCACTTCCGCGTTCGGGTGTGATTTCGGATCTGCGCTCATGAATATGTGCATTCCTTTCTAAGCTGTGAGATTTTGCAAATCGTGCACTCACGGCGCTGGGTTTCAAAACTTCCAGATTTGACAAGAGTTTTTCCGGTGTCGGCGTTCACAAGTACGTTGTCGCCTTTGTCGATCACTTGCCACTGCGTCCACCGGTGTGCCCACGGCCAGCACCAGTTGCGTGTTTCGGACTCACTCACGGCCGTGCCTTTCTCTTTCGCCGGCAAATTGGACACCACTTATAACTTTCCTTCAAAGGCATGAGAGAACACCGCGCCACGCAATAGACGTGGCGCCAAACCAAGTACACGCCCACGAGTCCTGCAACGATTTCAAATCTGTACTTGATCACTTGGCAGTGCCATCTTTTTCCGCCGGCTTACGGCCCGGCTCGCGCGTTGGTGCAAGAAAAAATTTAATTTCGTTGTTTCGCAAAGCTGTGGGATCCACTTCGACCGTTGCCGGCCAGCCGTGCGCTTTCTTCACGATTTCCACCTGTGCGTTGAAGTCCGCCACCGCTTTGTGAAAGTTGGCACTAGCCTGCGCCAGTGCTACCTGGGCCAGCACCGCATCCCGTTGTTTTACCTGCAAACTCAGATTTTCCACTTCGGTGGGTTCGTACGTGGCTGCCGGCGTGGTTGGCGCCGGCGGATTCGTTGCCGGCACCGATTGCGCTTGTGAACGCCAACCAATGACGACCAGGAAAACCAACATCAACACACAAGCCCAGCCCATTCCAACCATGATCCACTTCGGATTCATAAATCCCCCCTTAACCGTGTAGATTTTACACATGGCCATAGATGGCCATACGAACGACGAACGTCCCAAACCGTGCCTTTCTACCCTGCCGGCCATTCAAAAGCCCGCCAGCGGCGCCCAGCACGCGCCGCCGGCCAGTTTAGGGCCGGCGGGGCCAGTTCCACAGTAACCGGTTCCCTTTTGCCGGCACCGGATCCGCGAATTTTTCCACCAGTTCAAAAAACCAGGCATAGCGGCCGGGCTCATAGTTACCAAAAATCAGTTCACGTTTGCACAAAAATCCGGCGGCTTCGTCCGTGGTTTGAATTTGCACCAATCGGACGATGCAGAGCACCGCCCCACGCGGCAGCATGGCATCGACTTTTGCCGCCAAGTCTATCTTGCGCACGCAAAACACGTCCGCCAATTCGTTCTTAAATTCTGGAAATTCACGGGACGCACCCAGCCAGGCCGGCGGGATCCGCGCGGCCGCATGAATCGCCACCAGACCGCGATACTTAGTAGACCAACAGCGCGTTTCTACTTTCTTTTCGCCCATGGCGATTAGGGACGCCCACGGTTGCCACAGCGTCAACGCTTTCATCGGTCCACCGCGCGCCGGCTTCCGAATTTGGTTTTGCGGCGGTCTTTCTTCGGGCACACATCGTGTTTATACAACCGTAGATGGTATGTCCAGGCGTGGCAATTCATGCAAACCCACGCGATCGAAGGCAATTGGATACGGCCGGCGCGCGACGATCGCACCCACTTGTGTTTCAGCTCTGGCGGTGTTTTCACTTGTGCATCGTCACTTTCAGATCCGTGGACAGGAAACCATCCGGTTCTTTTGTAAGGAAACCCATTTCGGCCAGATTGTCCAGTTCGCGATAGACGTTGGGTTTCGCCACCTTGCGGCCAAAACGCTGCAGCTCATTAAACGTGACATTGCCGTTTTTCACGGTTGCGAACCAACCTTGATGAATCAATAGGGCGATCGCACCACGCAAAGTTTTGCTGTCCACTTCGAGCACCACAGGTTCAACGTGCACCCGCAGTTCCGGCCGGCTAGCCAGCAGTTGCAAAATCCCGGGATCCGATTGCGCGCGGTGCTTGATTTCGTTGTAGATAAAATTTAGATCGTACTGCACAGCTTGATTGCCCACGATCGCCGTAACCGCGGCTTCGGCCGGCTGGCCTTTCGGATGCGCCTGCGCCACGCGGTATTCGTTGAGTAGCCGGCCCAGTTTCGTGATTTCTTTGCGCAGCTCGATTATTTCTTTTTCGGCTGTTTCCGCGCGTTCTTTCCACATGGGATCCTCACTTTCCGTGGCGCTTCGTGCGTCAATGCATACGCGATCGCCTTCAAGGCCCGCCGACGTGCCGGCGTCAAGTCGGCCGTGATCGGTTCCGTGATCGTTTGATCCCGCAGATCTATCGTGATCGTATGGTGCGGGCACGGCAGCGGGTATCCGCATTTGATTTTCGGCATGTCCCTGTCCGGTTGCTGGCAAAACAATGCTTTGTTTTTCATGGCGTTTTTGCTCTCGAAGTTTTTCCTTCCAGATAGCCTGGGCCGTTTCCACGCTTTCTTCCCCGCGGGCGATCGCCTGGGCGTCCAGCTCGCCCAACCATCGCGGCTGCACGTACACCCGCCGTGCCGGCAGGCTATCTGCACACACCAGAAACTGCCCGATACCCAACGACTTGATCATATCGGGCCGGATCTGCAGCGGTTCGATCAGGTGATTGATCGTGCGGGCCACTTCGTTGGCTTCCTGTTGTTTACCCAGGATCCACACGGAAACGGATTTCAGGATCCGTTTCGACACCACAGCCAAATCCTGGGCATCAATCCAGACGAAATTGCCGTTGGTGGCGCCTTCCCGAATGAGACTTTGCAGGGATTGAAACACGGCAGATCGGCCGCCTTCGGGGATAAATTTCCAGGCTTCCGGTAGCACCAAAACGGTGTGGTGCTCGCGCTTGTGAATCTGTTCGATCGTGGAGCGGATCACCATGGATTGCATATCATCCGATAACCCGGTTAAGTCCATGATATTGACGCCACGGATTATTTCCAGCCTGTCCGTGTAAGGCACCAGATCCAGTTCGGGAATGATCAGATCCAAATAGCCGGCCAGAATTTCATAGTGCGACGGCCGCGCGGTTTTTTTCTTCGGCAGCTCTTTCTGCACGTTCGCGCGTACGTCTTTCAGCGTGCGCGCGCGGCTGCAAACCCGCATGAGATAGCCGTCCCATTTGGTAAGGGATTCCGCACGGCGGGCTTCCAGCAAATCCTTTACATACTCCCAATCTGCGTGTTCTTTGAAAAACGGCAGGATCCGCCGGCCTTCCGTGAACGATTTTTCCCCGGGTTTGGT